AAATTTAATACAAGATACAACGAATCAAACGGTAATTTTGAAGTATCAACCACGTTTGTTGGTTCAACATATGCATATCTAAACGACATACCATTAACAGGTATATTGAATGCACCATACATGTATGCAATTGAAAAAGAAACAAATGCATCGTTTAATGAGAAAACAGGTAGATACGAAAAAAAGGTTTCAAAATCTTCAAGAGGTTATACAATGTTGAAATCAGTATATGATGAATATATTGCAAAAGGATTATTACCAAAAAACTTCCCAACAAAAACATTAAGGGAAGTTATCATGGTTGCTAAAAGTTTAGATAAAATATTAGAAAAGGAAATATTCAACCAAGTGGTTGATTATAAAATATTTGCGGGTTTAAAAGAATTTGAAAAAACGGTACAAAATTTTGAAACTGCCGTTAGAACATGGGGTTCGGTTAACTTAGAAAAAAACACATTTGAAATAAATGGTGTTACAGGTGTAACCTATAGTTACCTTTCTGGACAAGAAAAAACAAGTACGGCTAAATTAATTAATCCCGATAAAGCAGGAACATTAGAAAAAATTTTAATAGAATACCCAAAAGAACTATTAAAAACACAGTTATTTGCTCAAAAATACATTAACGATACAGGAGCGGATTTTAAAAAAGAAACATTTTCTTTTATTAATCAAATTAAAAAAGTTGGTGAATACTGTAATGGTTTTGCTCCACATGAAGGTAAAATAATTGTAAACTTAAACGCAATTTTAACGGATATATTCAATATACAAAAATCATTTGTTGCTCAAAGAGACAAATTGGAAACAAAGGTCGAACAAAAGATGAATGAAGTCATTAAAGACCCAACAAAGGGTGGAATAGGATTTGAACCCACAATTAGAAACATTATAGGTGTTATTCTTGCAAATGCAGATGTTTATATTAGATTAATGAAAGATGTTCATAATAGAGCATTTGAAGTTGCTGAAAGAAGAAAAAAAGTAATAGGTAATTTGGAAGACGAATCAAAAGACGGACAAATTTACCCATGGCCTGAAATAAAAAAACAAACGCCAAATAAACAAAAAGTTTTAGCATACCCTGGCGATCCAGAGTTACAACAAAAACTACAAAGTTTTAATAAATCACTTTGGCCTGAAATAGATTTCCTTGAAAACTATCACGGAGTAGCAACAAAAAGATTAGACCCATTAGCTGAAAAGGAAGGTAGTGTTGGTAATATTAGTTATGTCTTTGAAGAAAATTCACAAGAACAAAATTTCAATAATATATCAACATTATTAAGTTTAACACCAAGTGTTCCATATTCAAATAAATCTATTTCTTCTCTCATATATGAAATATATGAAAGGTCTAGATATACAATGGCTATTGACACTTTTAATAATGCATCAATAAAAGAATTGGCATTAATCGATTTCTCTAATTTGGAGAAACTATTAAAAGAAGATTATGATATTATAGATATTTTAAATACAATAGATAGTAAAGCGAAAATGGAACAATACCTTTTATCGTTTTCACCATTTGAAAGATATCCATATGTACAAGACCAATTACCAACGGTTGAATATGTTAACCAATTATTAGCAACACCATTTCAAATAGAAGAATATACAACATCTAAAAAAAGTGGTGAGTCGGGAAATCTTTATAAAAACTTAAATAGTAATTTATTTTCATATTTAGCGGAACCGTATAGAACAAAAATATATCCATTCAGTTCTGAACAATATTTGTCTTATATTAAAAAACCAAAATTTGAGCCTCAAGAATTTAAATTTGAAGGTATTTTACAGGTAAACACTAAAGAAGGATTAATTAGTTCACCAATCAATTCAATGTTTTGGGTTAAAGATGGTTATACAACAGATATTTTTGCAAGAAAATTAGACTTAGATACTTCTGACGGTTTATTTAGTTCTGTTAATATTTTAAACACACCATATTTCCATAAACAATTATATAACGATTTACATAAAACATCATCATATGGAAAATATGCGGGTTCCGCGTATCTTTTATTAAACTCATTACCATTTGTTGATTTAGATGAAATGGTTAACTTTGGATTATCAAGTACAAGACCTTCTTCATTATTTAAAGAAATAAGTTCTTCACACTATATTCCATACCATTTAATGTTAAAGTGGGGTTCTCAATATCATAGATATAAAAAGTATCTAACTGAAAATGTTGATATCATAAGTGGAATAACATCTTCAATCGACACAACAACTTATTTTGGTTTAGGTGGTGATGTTGAGATAGGTAATGAAATTGTGAGCGATGTAATTGATACGGGAGTTCACCCATTCTACGATGCTCTTTACCACCAATTTATAAATGACTATAGTCATTTTGATATTAATGCATCAACCGGTGTTAATTCCTTTACTGGTAGAACAACAAGCAATACAATAAATTTTGATAGAGAATCAAACGGAGATGGTTTTAGATATTGGACATCATTTGTTGATAATTCTAAATTAAAATCAACAGACACACATTATACATTATTACCTTCAGTTGGTTCAAATTCATCTTCAAATTTAGATTTAACAAACGGAGATGAACCTCTAAAAAATTTCAACAAAGGCCAAACCGCATTTAGAATAGTATGGACTGATGAAAGTGTTTATACAACTTATACAGGTAAAACATTTCCATCATATGATGAACATCACATTGACGCTAATTTTAGTGATTATTTAGTGATGGATAGTTCTATTAAATTTAAAAAGATTAATGATTTAATTGCAACTTTTAGTCCTGATATATTGGATAAATTTGAGGAACACTTCTTAGACTTTGCAACTGAAAGAGTCGTTGAGGAGACTCCATACAAAAAATTTAAATCCGTAAAACATGATAACTTTCAAAATTTATTAAAATCTATAGTAACGGTTAAAAAGAAAGATACTGACCCAACAAACACAAATTTATTAATAAAAACTTTAAGGGAACAACAATTAGAAAATCTAAAAACAATTACAAAAGATATTTTATCTGATTCTAATTTAATAAAGATAACTATTGGTAATCCGAAAGAAATTGATTTATATACTTGGAATGGATTTGCGGAAAGTGGAAGTGTAAAAAGTTTCTCATATAATAATTTTGATATTGTACAAACAGGAGACACAACAAATCAAAAAGATTTAAAATTAATAATTGGAACAGAACCTTATACAGGTACACCAACAAATTATTATGTGGAATTTTTCAGTACTAATAATGTAGAATTTACTGAAGAATATTTTAGAATTTTTAGACCTTTAGTTTACATATATGCGGGTTATAGAAAAAATGGAGGTACAAATACAAAAAGAGCATTTCAACAATATCTAATTACTAACATACTTTCATATAATAGTATATTTCATAACGGAATTCAAAATAGACAAGATTTATATTTGAATACTATTTTATCTAAACTTGTTGGTCTTAAAAGTGAAACAAAAACAATACAACAAACAATTTTAAATGGGTACAATGACAGTCCCATGAAACTTGAACAATATAATTATTTTAAATCATTTAACGATAAATGGATTGCGGGTAATTCCATAGGTCAAAAATTGTTATTGGAAGAATTTTTATTCTTAGATAAGGCAAATAGAGATATTGGAGATAAGGCATATTTTAGTTTAGAAAAACTAATACCATTAGAAGGACCTGAAAACGATAAACAAAATCTATATGGTCTTATTGGTATGTTGATAAATGGTACTGGATTTGATATGAGGGGATTACCTGCATATGTGAATTTTTACGGAACAAATCTATCAACCAAATCTAAATTAACCCCATCTAAAAAAGTCGCACAAAATTTATTTGGTACATTTTTAGAAGTGGATTATCAAGAGTCATCCCCAAAGATGATTTTACAATATACAGGACCTACCTCTAAACATTTGGAAATGGCTGACGTTAGTAAAAAATACAATTTTAATGACGATAGTTTTAATATTGGTAATGCAAATAAAAATCCACTAGTAATAACTATACCCGATATATTCAATAATGCTGACTTATCAAAATCAAATAAGGTGGTTGCGTTTGAAGTTAATTTTGGAGATCAAAATCAAAGTATTTTCAAAGGAGTTAGTTTAGACCAAAGTTCAATAAGAAATACTACAGAATCATTTATTGCTCAAGAAAATTTGGGTAGGTCTGAATCAGGTTCAGCGATACACCAAGTGGATATTGGTTTATTTGAAATTTACAGACAAGCATCATATACTTGTGATGTTACTTGTTTAGGTAATGTGATGATACAACCAACAATGTATTTCTATTTAAAAAACATACCAATGTTTAAAGGTTCATATTGGATTACAGAGGTGTCACATAAAATTAATAACAACAATATAACAACTTCGTTTAAGGGTACAAGAATACCATACGCATCGTTACCGGACCCTAAAGATTCATTCATGGCAAGTTACAGGGCGTTATTCGATAGAATTACCAAAAGTGCGGTTGCTCGAGTTAAACAAGATAGTTTAAACATATCAGGTTCGACTAAAAATGAAAAATCAATTAGTACTGACCAAGGTACATTTACTATTGATATGGGAGGTAAGGAACAAGAAATCAAAGGAGAACAATTAATAAAAGAAACGGGAGTTAACGTATTTGGTGTTAGATATAACGGGTACAATGGTGAGAAATACATTCAAAAAGTAACATATAACAAGAATGAATACTTTAGAGCAATTGCTGTCGGGATGGGAGGTAAAACATATAAACCCGAAGATGCAATTCAGATGAATTTATTGTCTCGATTAAAATCAAAAACTATACAGGGTACAACGAGAAATAATAATGGAGAATATGTTAGTTATTTAACTTGGGGGGACATTAACAAAGAAAAAGACTTTTATTCATTAAGATTTGATTTGAGTGTGGCATCTGCGGATATTATTATTGGAACAGTTAATAAAACACAAGGAGTTAATATAACACATGCCGGAGCAACCACCCATTTTCTTAACCCCAAAACAAATAAAAAAATAACAATAACACCAAATGGTAGTAACCCCATCACAAAGGATAATATAACAGGACCAATAAATGTTGGACCAAATCTCGATGGATATGGAATCGCATTATCACAATCATTAATGACCAAATTGGGATTATATGATGGAGATGTTGTTTATTTCACAATGACATAAGAATATTAACAAATTTGGGATATTTATACAATATAAAAGAATATTATGGAAAATAATAAAATTAATGCGGTAGATCAATTCTTAAATCCAAAAAAAGTTAGAAAGGTTTCTAATGACGGAATGGAAAGAGAAGAATGTGATATGGTAACTGGAGAATGTTACACAATTAGAGAAAAGGACGGAATAGTAGAAAGAATAAATAAAAAATACGTTACAAGTGACGGTAGACAATTATTACAAGATTAAGCCATGTTAGAACAAAAACTACAAGAAGAATTAAATCGTTACAAAGCCATTAATAAATATGGTAAAACGATGATAATGGAGCAAGACGCTCCTCCAGCTGACACAGCATTAGATGCCGTAGCTCCACCGGCTGATCCAGCATTAGATGCTGCGGCACCACCTGTTGACCCTGCTGCGGCACCTGCCGATGTACCAGCTGAAACTGATACAACAGAAGAAATTGATATTACAGATTTAGTTAATATGACTAAAAGTCTTAAAAAAGACGTTGAAGATAGCAAAAACGAAAATGGAGATGTTATTGGAAAGATGGATGATGTGTTTACCAAATTGAGCGATTTAGAATCTAAATTATCTCAAATGGACCAAGTTATGGCTAAAATCGATGAATTGGGAGCTAAAGTTGAGGCATCAAAACCAAAAACAGGTGTTGAGAAACTTGAAATGCGTTCATTGGATTCATATCCATTTAACGAAAAACCACAAGAATTTTTTGCACATAAACAAGGTGAAATGCAGGCAAGTGGTAAAAATGAATATGTATTAACCAAAAACGAAGTTGAAAATTATCCAGCAGATACAATAAGAACTTCATTTAACCAAGAACAACAAGAAGATGAATATAAGTTCTAACGTAAACTTTTTATTGGGTTTACAAACACAAATGAAGATTAACCATTGGCAAACTAAAGGTTATGCTAGACACAACGCATTTGGTGGTTTTTACGACTCATTAAGTGATTTAATTGATACATTTATTGAGTCTGCAATGGGAAAATATGGTAGATTTACTTTAGACGAGGAAACAAAAACAATTCAATTAAGTAATTTATCTGAATTAGATATGAAAGGTATGATTTCAACAGTAAGAGACGCATTGGTTCAAATGAGTGAACAATTAGACCCATCGGATACCGATTTATTAAACATACGTGACGAAATCTTAGGGGAATTGAATAAATTATCGTATCTTTTAACATTAGAATAATAAAATTATTAAAAAACAAAATTAAATGATATCAGGTTCAGCAGCAAGAATTGCATCAAACGCAGCAACAAGTTCATTATCTTACATAGATAGTTTAGTAACTGGAGCAACCGCTCAAGGTTTATACTCTATAACGGTGGATGGGGCAAGAGTAAACTCACAAATGATTACCACATTAAAATCTTATGGTTTTACGGTGGATACTACATATGATACTATGGGAACCTATCCAAGATATGTGATTTCTTGGTAATTCAACCTTAAAAAAACTTTAAAAATAATTTAACCCAGATTTCCAAGTCTGGGTTTTTTTATGTATATTTTACTATAACGTTTTAAAAACTTAAATTTTAACAATTATGTCTACATTTGACGCAGTACTAGCACAGTACGAGAAAAACAAGAACAACGCCACAAGTGGCAATGCAAACAAGGTATCCCAAGAGGATAGAATGAAGAAGTATTTCACAACCGTATTACCTAAGGGTTCTAAAGGTGAAGAAAGACGTATTCGTATTTTACCTACAAAAGATGGTAGTTCACCATTTGTTGAGGTATACTTCCACGAAGTTCAAGTGGATGGTAAGTGGGTTAAATTATATGACCCTAAACAAGAAGGTAAACGTTCTCCATTACATGAAGTTTACGAAGGATT